CGACCGTTGGTGCAAAACGGCGATTCATCTTTACGATCACGTCGTTTTTTCGCTCCTGAAAGGTTTGACCTTCTGCGTGGTTTCCGTGTTTGCACGGTTCTGGGAGTTCGTATGTTTTTTCCCAGTCTGGCAAGGTTTCATCGCACGAGTGCGGATATATTTCTTTACCTGCTTTTTCTACTCTTTGGTGTATGTAATAAAAAAATGAGGCTACTGCGTTGGCTAAATTTGACATAGTCGATTTTGGCTCTCGGCTCCATGCCGGCCCTTTAGGAAGCAGTTCTTGAAAAAGTTTTTTATAATCTTCTTTTTCCATTAGTTATTCTCCGCTACTGGATAGGTTATATCTCCTAAAATAACGATATGTCCGGTTGCTGATACAATGTCTGATGTCGGATCGGACAGAACAAAGTCCTCATTTCCAGTTGCGTTGCTTAGCGCTCCTCTTAATTTTGATAGGCGCAATGTTCCGCCGGGTACAATTGAGCTTGACTGAACAAGGCTTTTGAGTTTGCTCTGTATAGCGTTTTTTGCTTCTGTTGTTGATGGTTCCAGACTTTCAAAGGTAATGTTCAAAGGATCCGGAATTGGTGCTTCAACATATACCGTAGCAGTTGCCGGTTGAACTGCGGCGATGTGGTCTTTAACTCTTTGAACGTCTCCGGGGAGAGGTATTCCGTCTTCGTATGTTTCGTCCATCATAAAACGTACAGTTGTTGTGCCTGGTCCACTTTCTGTCGGATAACACCATGCTCTTGTAACTCCTGCGACCTCTTTAGCCCATATTTCATAATCCGTTTTATTACCGCCGGTTGAAGGGTTGCGAAGAAAGAAAAGAAGTCTTTCTTGATAGCTTTCTATGCTTTCTATGTCTGTTCCGCCTGTTATACCTAGTTTTCCTACGGTTCCTTTTGTTTCAAAGCCTGCAATCGGAGAAAGTAATGACACATTAGTTCCTGGTGTTGCATTGGCGGATTTTCCTACATTTTCTGCCGTGATCCTGACCACGCACACGCCATCTGCAGAAGCAATAAACTCACTGTCTGAAATATATGTTATACCATCAGCTCGCTTGATTATGGTTCCTGCGGGAAGAATAGATCCGGATGTTGCCGGAATTGATATTTCACCACTTGCTTTTGTGGCCATTTTTCTAGCAAAATTGAATGTTTGACCGTGTTTGACAACATATTCCCCTTCGGCTTCTTGTGGAAATGCTTGCTTGAGCAAGAATTCAAGTCTGCGCAAAACCTCATCGCCAACACCGGCTATTGCTGTCGCGATAACGTTAAGAAAACGGCGACGCAAATTTGCGTCTGCTCCGCTCATATTGGCGTTTATATCTGAAATTGCTCTATTTCTTAAGTCTTTAAGAGATGGTCGATTGTAGTTTGTCATGGTTTCCTCATAGCATTGACCATAGGTCGTTAAATTTTAGAGTGTTCGAAGCTTCGCCGCGGATAATTTCAACAATGGCGTCAATTCGATTTTTGTCTTTTTGGTTTCGCTCGATTTTGATAGATATTTGAGAGGCTACGCCATCATCAATCATCCATTTTAGTGCGTCGCGAATGTATTCTTCAGCTTGGCTGATTGTTTTATCTGTGATTTTGCATCGTTTAAGAAGGTACAGCTTTGATCCGGTGCTATCAGGGCTGTCTTCGTCAACTTTATCGCCCCACCATCCGAATCGTGTAGCATTTGGCTCCACCTCGTTGATATCGGCTCTCGCCCATGTGAATAAACTTACGATTACTGCCGTTTCAAGGCTGTCGCATGAGGCTAAATCGCCACCGGCTATGCTGATGTCGAATTCTTTCACAGTATTATTGAAATGTAGGGCGATATCTGGCATTTTATACACTTTCATACGGTTTCGTTTGCTTCACACTTTTAATCATACGCTTTTGAACTGCAAAAGGTCAAAAAAAATATTACATCGTTGCTGTTGGTGTTCCAGTATTGCCGCCACTATCTCCAGGGTGATTGTGGGCGTTGTATATATCTCTCATTGCCTGCATTGTGCTAGTTTTATCATTCACTTCTCCGCCGGCTGATATATTTTGAGAAGCTGAAACCGTTGGTGTGGTTATTGTTACGCCTTCGGTAGCTTCGATATTAACTTTTTTTGTTTTATAGGATATTGTTTCAGACGCATTCACTTCCAAGTGTAGGGTGTTGACTTGGATTTTTCGTTCTCTGGCCAACTTTATATAATCGCCTTCATCCGTGTATATGGCCACTTCGCCTTGTTTCATTTCTTTTAAGCGAAATTTTCTATCGCCGACAGCCACGACAACGCCGTTCGAGCGGTCTCCACCACAAAATACTACAAGTGTTTCCATGCCATTAAGTGGTACAGATGTAAAACCATAACCTTGATAATGTTCTAATCCGTTTTTTAGTTCTCCGGCTAAAAGAGACGCTTGTATTTGCTGTATTTTGTTTGTATCGCTGACGGATTTTATAACTCCTCGCGAGGCTACATTGCGAATTCTTGTAACAAGCGGAGATATAAATCTGTTTAATTGGTCGCGAATATCCATTTTACACTCCTTCTCTCAATTCTTTCCATCCCTGATAGCTTTTGATGGTTTGTTCTGCCGATGATAAGATAAAGGCTTCAGGTGGTGATATTTTGAGCGCCGTTTTGGTTCCGCTTCCTGCACTCAATTTTATCCCTGATATGATCAGCTTTCCTTTGGTTCTCACAAAATCATCATCGATTGTCACAAATGAGTTTGGCGCCCAAAGTGCTCCAGCTCCATTTCTCCATCCAAATACGGTATATTCCCAAGTTTGACCTTTTCCTCTGCGATTAGATCGTTCCCACTCTGCGCGTGTTTGGGCTGTTGAAGCGTCCATAGAACTTTCGGCCGTTAACACTATAGGTCGATATCTGCCTATTTCATTATCAACCGCGTGACCTTCAATAGCGGTAATGTCTTCTCCACCGAGTTCATCTGATCCGGCCATTTGTGATTTTACATAATAATCACGAAAGCATTCTCGTGAACTGTATGTTGCAGATCCGCTCAAGACGTTGTTTCCGGTTCCGTCACCGATTTTATGAACTAATTTACCAACAGATGAGCCGTTGCCTACTGATTGAACTACAAGTGAGCCGTTTTCATCATCTGTGAATACCATTCCGGTTTGTTTGCATATCTTTTCAACGATTGACTGAGCTGTTTCTCCTGGTTGCACTTGAAAGTCCGGGATTGTCGGCAAAACTCCCGATGGTTTAAAAACCAACGATATGCCGAACGGACGAAGGACATTTTCTAAAATTTCTTGTGGCGATCCGCTGATAATCTGTCCGGCATCTATAATTGCCGAACAATCAACAAGGTCGCAGGTTTTTGAGCGGCCAGAGAATTTTACCTCATGCGATGTTTCATTATAGCTTGGTGATATTTGGTCTAAATATCCGGTTATTGCCGGTTGGCCATCAATTAAAATTTGACATTTTTCATCAAGAGGTATGTTCTTCTTTGATCCGATAAAACGGTCCGATACCGTTAGTTCGAACGATGATGCTATGCAATTAAGGCTTCGTGTTATACTGGCTGATTTCCACCCATTATATATTTTTCCGGCAATTTTCAATTCTATTGTCATTCTGTTAGCACTTTCAATTCTTTGTTTGCAGGAATAAAGCCTGGGAAGGCGATATGATTTTTCTTCACAATTTCATCGGCTCTGCTGATATCTTCGTACAAATCATAAGCTAAAGCCAAGGATGGAGTTTGTCCGTTTAGCTTGATTGTTTGGGTTCTTGGCAACTCAAGCACAATATCTTGTATGTATTCAACGACAATTTCGCGTATATTACGTAGTCCTTGCATAACTTCTGTTGATGGCTCTACATCTTCAAATAGTTCAACTTCTTCAACGTCTGTCAAAAAATCCTCAAGGACTGTTTCTGCTTCTTCGGCACTTTTGAACTCAATCTTTGTGATTGTTTCGGCTTCTTTTGCTACCACTATTTGTTTTGTTAGTTGCTCTATCTGTTGCATACATCTTTTTTCTGCGATAGCGTCATCATTACTTACACTCGCGGTCTTTGATGCATTGCTTTTTGACGCCAAGCTTCTGACGGCATTAAATGAACTCGGTTTGTTGCCTGCAAGTGATGATATTGCTGAGAATACCGTATCTAACTGTGAAGCTAATCCTGACGGAGTATCAAGCAGGCTCTTTGCAGAACTTTTAAGGCTCATTGCATAGCTCCCTGCAGATACTATTTTATTCATGGCTCCTTGTATATCTGAGGTTAATCCTTCGGCATATCCTACACCGGTTCCAATGTTGTCCAGACCTGAAGTACAAAGATCTGATATACTTCCAAGCAAAGAGGTTAGTCCTTCAACGCCTTCAGAAAGAATAAAGGCGGCCGAGAAGCTTTCTTTTGCTGATGATGTTAGGTCAAAAGCTGAAGTCTCTATTTGTCCGGCATAATCAATTGATGTTTCCGGTATAGCCTGTTCTCCGGCTTCAATAAATACCAGGTCTATGACTGACATTCTTTGAGAACCATAGTCATCCTTTACGCTTATGCTTTCACATATAACGCTTATTGATCCATAATCGGGATGTACTAAGGTTCCTGGTCCTTCCTGAAGACACGCCTTGCGCAAAGCATCTCTTTTTTCTTGGTAGTCTGCACCGATAATAAATGCCGATACAGGATAGCTTTCTGCTTTTTTACCCAGATCTTCACTGTATGGTGTGTCTTTGTTCGGGTATTCATGAGTTTGAATTCTGCGACCAGAAGACCAACTGCGAGCTGTTACTTCAAATTCAATACCTCTAAATGATGCTTTGCGATATAACATTATACACCCCCTAATGCGTAGCCGTATTCTACACCTAAGTCTGTGTTTCCATCTTTGCTTACTTTTTCAACGCTTGCTTCTTTTGGCATGTTGTCAAATTTCACGATCACTTCAGAGTGTGATTGTGATTGCATTTGCGACATTTGAGGATATGGCGTATATACCTGTGCCAGTTTCATGGGTTCGGACGGATTTGTATTGTGTACGCGGGCTTCTTCTTCGCTATCGTCAGAAAAGCCTAACTTGTCGGATACCCAACTTCCTAGCTTGCGGAGTGTTTCAAATTTTTCCATCAAAGTATCTATCGGATTGAGTAAGCCTTCAAAAAATCCGCAAATAAAATCAAAGGCAAATTTTGAGGCTGTTTTTATGCCTTCCCACATCTTTATCCAAAAATTTCTAAATCCTTCACATTTATTCCAAAGCAAAGCAAATCCACCTACGACAGCGGCAATTCCCATTGCTATCCATCCGATTGGTGTTGTAAGCATT